TAAGAGAAAGATCAAGGCCGCCGCTATCGCCAGGACGTAGTATAACAGGGGGTATTATTCTGAGGGCTTTTTTGCAGTGGAAGCGGCTGCCTCCAGGGCAGCCCGCTTCTGTTTAGCTACGTCTTCCATGCTGATACCAAGCACACCAGACACAGCGCCGATGACTGAAGCAACGATAGCTTCGGTCGGCAGGTCAGGAAAGAAATGCTTAGCTAACACAGGGAGGAGGGCTGCTAGTACAGACAGCCACAGCTTACGACTCTTCATCTTGTTCATCTTTAATACGACTTTTCTTTTTTAGGTTTTCGATTGGGTTGTGACATCTCTTTTGTAGATGGCTGCGACTGCTCTGTAATTCTCTTGCCAGGTTTAAAGCCGGCTTCGTCTTGAAAGATTCTAATTTCTCTCTTGTCCATCTTAATTGGCTTGCGCTTTTTCATGCGAGCCTTCACCGCTTTAACTTTATCTGCGATCTTTTTCTTCTTTGTAATCTTAGGAAGAATAGGAATTGTTCGCACAACCTTTTTCTTTTTTGGCCCATCACTAGGGTCATCATACTTTTTCGTCTGTTGATGAGGTCCTGTTTTGTTATGAGGTACATATTGTGGAGGCTTAAGCTTCTTTATTGCCATGCGTTCGGCTTCAGTCTTGCCATCGTCTGGTCCTTTGCCGACACCATACAGATCATCGTCAGTATAATTCTTTCGGTCCTCAGGCTTAATAGGCTCACCGTATTTATCAGTCGGTTGATTGCGCCGGCTGTTCATTTTCTTTTTGGTTTTACGCATGCGCTTTTTCATTTCCGCATTACTATAAAGAGATCTGCTAGCCATTACTTGCTCCGGTGGTCCCAGCGTGCTGGGTTTAATCTAATGTCGTAGTGAGTAAAGGAGTTGTACCTTCCAAGCCCACCATTAGGAATGCGATTGTGTTCCATCAAGCCAAGGATCGTATCCTGTAGTTTGTCGGGCGTGACCTCTGCACTAACCAAGTCGGCTGCCATGCTCTCAAGGTGTAGGCTTTGCGATGCTCCGCCTACCTTCTTGTTGTGCTTCGGGCATCGGTACGCACTGTTGATCTTCAGTGGTCCTACTAGATCCCTGATACGTTGCAGTTCCCACGCCAGATGACGTGCGATATGCTCGTTCCCAATGGTTCCGCAACACTTGCAACGGAACTCGATCGGACTGAAGTTCGGAGGCCAGCCGGGTGTCATCAGAATTCCACAAGGGTATAGACTGCTGTTTCGGTGTCATCATTTAAATAAATGGTAACGCCAGGCTGCATAGCCAGGGTCAGTGCTGCGCCAGGCTGGAGTAGGATACCCGTAGTAACATGCTCCTTGGTACCAACATACATGTTAACCGGCCCATGGTTTGATACAGTTACAGTACCATCTCGACCAGCAACAACATCATGCTTTGAAGTAGATCCTGATCCCACAGTAGCAAGTGTAGTCGTGGTTGATGCTGACCAGACAGGGTTGTTCTTATTTAAAAAGCTCATCGTTCTTCCTATGGATGCGCCGGCTTGCCGGCATGATAGTCTCTAAGTATTTCGTCAGCGCTTAGCGCTCGACCATAAAACCGAACGGTATCAATGTCGCCTGTAAAGTAATCATCAGTGTTACCACCTAATTGATGACGACCAGCTTCTGTGTTGATTGATCCCCACGACGACACGGGAAGACCTTGACCGATCTTTGTAGAGCGAACAATGCCATCGACGTAATAGTAAGCGTTTGAGTTGCTTGCATCGAGTACAAGCACAGCCATGTGATATGTTCCTGTGTTGTAGGCACCGCTTGCTTGTGGGTTTGTATAACCATGAGGAGCAAGACCGTTAAAAACAAAACTCTGAGCTAGCCCTGTGTCGTCAGTTTGAGCCAATAAAAAGCACCTAGTGCCCGTGATAGAATCTCGGCTAACGATGCGCTCGTTTCCCTGCGTAGGTGGATCAACGCTTTGCCTGTACCAAGCGACCACGCTAAAGTCGGTGGCAAACTCTAGCTTAGCAGGGTCGCCAAAGCTTACGAAGGACTCGCCATTGAAAGCCGGCCAAGTAAAAGCAGCGCCGATAGTATTGTCTGTCCCATTAGCAGGCGTCGGCATTAGGTCGTGCCAGGTCGTGCCACCGTGACTCAGCCGCTCGTAGCGAGCGGTTGCGTCACCGGTAGGTACTGGCTGTAGAAGAAACGGATTCACTTCTTCTTCTTTGGCTCAGCTTTTTTCTTAGCTGTTTTCTTTGGCGCTTCAGGTTCGGGAACCTCAACGTTTACTGGAGTGGCACCAGGCCCAACATAAATAACTTTAGTAGCCATGCTACTTTACCTTTCTTGCAGCAGCTGCTGCCTTTTCTCTTGCAGCGCTTGCATCAAAGTCTCTTTTCCTTTGACGACCAAGCCTACCCATTTGTCTTTCTGCCTTATCCCATCTCATCTTTTTAGATTTCATTTCGGTTTTAAAATCTCGATCAAGATTAAACGGGATGTCCAACTTAAGCTTACGCCTATAGTCAAGATCAGTTCTAATAGACTGGTGATACTCTTGCAACACCGAGATAATGTGATCAATTCTTAGCTCTGAAAGACCGTTGGCATCAACTGTAGCACGGTTCTTTATCGGGTCTTTGTACTCTGTATTGTCTATTAGGTTTCTTCGCAGCCCATCCTTTAAGGCTTTGATGTATGGATTCATTTGGTTTTCATCGAGGAGCATCGCCCTTCGGGCGCTGGTCCTCGCTATGACTGACGCAGTATAAGTATCAAGATACTTTAACTGACTATCATAACCATCTTTATCTGCTCGCTCTGCAAAAGTCTCACCCCCAAGGTAAGGCTCTTCGCCTGTTGAAAGAACCCAGTTGCCTCGGCGCTTTGCTAAGGCAAGGTCATCATCGGCTTTGATCTGATTCCTATAGGGAGAAACATATCCACCCGGATCAATTAAGTTTGATCGGGCAAGGAAGGTCTTTGCTACCTGTGTATTGTTAACACCCAAAAACATTTGAGGTGTTTTAGATACAAGGATCTGTGCTTTTTCTGTTGCGGTTTTAGCATCATACATATCCCGCCAGATAGAAGCGATAAAACCACCAGTCATATTTCCAATAGCTAAGTAGTCTTCTGTCGTAAGAGTTTGACCTGAGTTAACAAGCCCCATGAAGTAATCAACTTCGGCGTTTGCGGAAGTAGGAATCTCTTGGAAACCACCACCTTGTCCTGGAGTTGCAACCACTGTCATCGGGTCATAGTTAGCAATCTTTTCTTGTTTTGTTTTGTCGAAGCTATCAAGCCAATCAGTCATCTTCTCTGCTAGCAGGGCCTCAAAAGAAAATAAGTTATCATGAATAAGCTTAGACATTTCCATTGGGTTGCCATTGCGCCAACTCAAAAGCCTTGCCTCATTGTATGCGCTTGACTCGGTAGCTAAAAGAGATGGCGTACCTCGTTGGCTTTTTGATTTACCCATTAACTCAAGATCGTTTGAGTGAGGATAGGCAAAGCTCTGAACAGTAGTAAGGTAAGCGTATTGCCTTAGCGCTTTACTAGCATTTAGCTTTCCAAGTTTCATTGCTGCGCCTGCGCTGTTTGTCTTAATGTCATTACGGAACATGTTATCAAGCAACGTGTTTGCAACAACGCCTTTCTTTACGCCAATGATATCACTGGCAATTGCGGGGAAGGAGATGAAAGGATTAACAAGAGCGCTAAAGCCACCGAGCTTTCCGACTCGAGCAGCCTGAACAATTCGTGGCACGTTTCTGTAGTTAAAAATCCGACCAAAGGTTCTTCGTGCTGCCCATGATGCAATGGTCTTATCAACAAAGGGATCTTCCTTTGAAGGGTATTGTTTTTCTCGGCGCTTAGTAATCCGATAGATACCTTTTTTGTCTTTATAAAGTTTGGTGTCGCCACGCTGAGAAGTCTGGAAACTAATGTGGTCACCAGGCTCAAGTGAATCAAGTAACTCGTACCCTTCAATTGCTTCTCTTAGTACCTCTGCTTTGCGGGGAAGGTTGTCACCTTTCTGATAAAGGTCCTGCCAAAGCTGCTCGTAAAACTCACCGGCTTTATAGACAGGAGACTCTTTCATTTTTTGCCAGGCCTTTTTGTCGCCAAGCTTTGTCGTGCTTAAGAAGTCACCAAGCCCACGGCCCTGCGTTTCAACAGTAACCATGTCCATCAAATCAATACCTGTGAACCGATCAATAGCATCCATTGCTTTAAGGTATCGCTGCGTTTCCTTGCTGAAGCTTCCAAGGTTTTCACGGTACCATTTAGGGTTTTCTTTATAGGTTTTAAAGAGACTGTTGGTTGCCCAGATTCTAAAAACAATCGAAGGAACACTTTCGCCAGTAGTCATAGAGATAGCAATCAAGTTACCTGCAATGTTTCCGCCCTGGGTAAGTAAAGACTTAACTGTAATGCCGCCCTTAACCATGCTCTGGAATGCAGCACCTAAGTTTGACATGTCTTTAGTTAGCTGAGCATCCCATGCCATGCCCTGTCTAATCTCAGGGTGCCACTGAATGTCATTAACGACATCGGGGATCAGCTCTTGAGGAGCTGATGCCCCTTCGTTAATGGGCCGGCCCTGCATATCCTTGCGACCTGTTGGGTTTAGATCCGTTAACCTAGCTTCTCTAATGCCAGCTTCTCCGGCTTGGGTATAAGTACGGAAACCTTCTGGGTCCAGGTTATCAAACAAGCTGCGCATGGGGCCAAGGGCCTCACCTTCGCCAAGCATTTCTCGACTAGCGTTTTGGATAGCTACCCGCAGAGTTTCAAAGGGCTGCTGCCATTTAATATCTGTTGAGTAAGTGCCGTCCCATAGCCCCTGGATAATCCCACCTAGATCTTTCTCAGGACGATCAAAGAAAGAAGAGAAACGATCTACCGAATTAGAGATGTCCATCCACAGGCTGCCCGGCTTTGCTCGCTTATCTTTTTGCCAGCCCTTACCAAAGATTTGGTTTAGTTCTTTGTCAGAAATATCCAGCTTGTATCTGTTGCCATTGTCATCGAGCAGGTCTGGGATCTTATGAAGCTCATCCATTTTTAGGTTGTGCTTGTTTGCAATTTGGTTTTCCATTCGCTGCCTATAAAGACGCTGAAGCTCTTTGACTGCGTAGGTTACATCGCCCTTCATCCATGCACTAAGATCTTTGTTGGTTACTTTCTCTACCGATGCTGTGGTTACTGCTGCTCCGGTATCTTTATTATAAGTCTCAAAGTAATTGTCTCTTGGCTCCATCATATCTAATTCTTTATTATAGAACTCTTTCATGAATCGAAGGAGCCTATTAGGCAGGGACTTAATAGGTGTCCCATCAAAGATATTATAAAATGCAATCTTAGACATAGCCTCGGGGATAGTGTCCCCATAACTTACATCTACCATCGACATGTAACCACGATGAAGATTGTGCAAGTTGCTCATCTTTACGCCCGCTGCGTACTGACCATGGAATCTTTTAAACGCTCCCATCTGATGGGCTTTGCGTTCTTTATTCTTTAAGCCGCCAAAGACTTCGGGGATAATCTGATAAAGATCATAGGTTCTTTTAAACCTACCACCACCAACTTCCATTCCAGCGTCATAAAAGAACTCGAGATACCGAGGCACGTCACGCAGGGCTAAGCCGCCTTCAACTGAAAACTTGTCAGTCGTAGGCGCTTTAGCTTTAGAGTGAGGAGCAGCCATTGGCTTGGCTCTAAATGGAACTTCGTTACTCTTTAGCCAGCTTAAGCTAGCCAGTTTAAGTCTTGCGACTTCGCTGTCTGGCAAAGAAGTTTTGTGTGCTGCTTGGTAGTCTCGCTGTGCTCTTTCCACAACGTGCTCGACAACCTTCATCTTAAAGCCGTCGTCAAGTAGGATGCCATGCCCACCGTTCTCGTTCCAGATTTCCATTAGCGCAGCAGTCCAGGACCGCTGCTCTCCAAGGGACTTCCCTTGGCGCTGCATATCGCTAACGAAATCTTTTACCCAAGCTGTGTATTCTTTTGACCAGCCACTATCCAAGCTCATAATAAGAGGGCTGCGTTGTGGCACCTGACCGGGCTCGCTAAACAATGCACCACTGTGAATAAGCCGTTGCTTTAAATAGCTTCTGTCCTGTTCGGTTAGTGTAGTGTCTCCGATTTGCCTTTCAATTCCTTTGGCTCGCTCGACTTGGATTCCTTCTTGCTCATCAAGGATCTTGCTTAGAGCGTATTGCTCTGACGGATTTAAATCAGAATCAGCAAGGCGTTTCCGTGCTTTGTTAAAGCTGGTAATGCCGCCCTTTTTAATAGCATCCCTAATAAGATAGAACTCACGCTTGAACCGTTTAGGAAGCGGCACTCGATAACTTGTTAGGTCTTGACCCAACCGAATAGCGCTTTCTGCAACGCTGTAATAAACATTAGCTTCTGTTCCTTTTGTAGCTACGCTTTCTTCAAGAGCTTTCTTTAGTTGCGAAGACACATAATCAAGAGCCCCTGCCCATTCATTCTTAGCGATGCGATCCCACATATTGTAAATGGGATTCCCGTTAACTGATTCATTCCAAATGCCTGGGATCTCTAGCGATTGGGCCAGTCGAATGTTCTGCTCATTCTTAATGTAGTCACGTCGGAGTTTTCCTGTCGGGTCTTTGACATCAAGACTGTCTAGTAGCTCTTGCCTCTTTGTGGTTTCGCTTAAGGCTTGAGCTAAATCCTCTGGTAGTTTGCGACCTTTTTTAATTGCGTTGCGAATAAGAACGGGCAGAGCATTCAGTCTTCTTTTGATCTGAGCACCAAGGTCAGAAACCCGCTTTGATCCTGGAATGTTTCTAGTTGTTCCACGCTGTGTCAGCGCTCTGTTTCCTGCTGTGCCCCTAAGCGGAGTAAAGTCCTCAAGCCACTCAGCCTTAACAACGCCTTCAACAAACTGAGTTAGTACCTCCGCTATAACTACGGCCTTTTCATCTAGTGCTTGCGCTCTTTCTTTAACATTTCTGTTGTAGCTTTGGACCTCTTCAGAGCTAAGCGTTCTTTCTTTCTGGGTTTTTTCAAAGGCTTTAATGTTTTCATTCGCAACATTAACACGTCGGTCAAACTCTTTAATGACAGGGGTAAGCTTAGTAGCAATATACTTTTTAGCCGAAGCAGATTTCCCTGAGCCAAGCATCTCAGTAACTAGAGTCCCATCTTCAATTGCTTGAAGCTCTTCTACCGGTGTGCCCTCGCGACCATAAGGCCGATCAATCCCAGCGGATTCCATAATCTCTTTACGGATTCGGCCGATCAATTTCTTTTGGAGAGGCAGCGGAAGGTTTGCGCTAACAATTCTAGCGGCAAGATCTTGCGCCTGTGTTCCTTGCTGACCTCTAAGTTTACCAGATTTTTTTGCGGCAATATGTTTCTTTGCCATCTCTCCGATCTCTTTATCGAAGCTACGGTAAACTTCCTGCTCTGACTTGGGCTTGCCCTTAGTCTTGTAGCGCTTTTTGCTTTTACTTCTTTTGGGTTTAGGTGCGATTCGATTAAGAATTGCTCTTGATCGAGCATCTCCAGCTTTAGCTTTAGCTGTAAGATTCTTAACTATTGCTTGTCCCCTCTTACTCTTAAGAACAAACTTCCTTTTTTTCTTTGCAGGCTTTGCGTCTGCATCTGTTGTTGCTTCAACTTTTTTAGGTTTTTCTTTTTGGAAAGACATGAGCTTGGGATCTTTCATCCCGGCTTCAACCACGGCTTCGTTTAAAGACTTAACCTGACCAGGAGAAAGCTCTCCTTTGGCTTCAATGTATTCTCCGAGCTTGCTTGCAGCAGCTAGCCCGGAAGGATCACCAATAGTTTCTTCTTTGTTGCCTTTACCAAAGCGCCGCTCGATAGCTTTTTTTCGGGCAGTGGCTGTCTTCTGGTCAACAGATCCCTCCCATGCGTGCTCAGCTCGGCTAAGAAGTTCTTTGCTGTCAGCATCTCGTCTCGCTCTATCAAGGAGCGAGCGAGCAGAAGGAAGATTGCTTTGGCTAGTAACAGATCTAAAGTTTTCTTTTTCTTGGCGGATGATGTCATCAATAAGATCGCTACGCTTTAATCTTTTCCTGACTACAATTTGGCGCTGCTCACTGCGCGCTGAAATCTCACTAGGACTTACGCCTTGAGTCTCAGCCATTTGCTCAACGTCGTATGATTCAGGGTCAAGTTTGCGTGAGTTGTTTTTCTCTTCAACCCAATTAAAAATGTCCTGTTTTGTTTTGAGCTTATCTAACTCAGCTTTTAATTTTCGAGTATTAAGTTTTGTTTTTTGCCGCTTACTTTTTCCACCGTCTTTAAATACTTTTGGATCTTTATAAGCATCGTCAAGCTTTACGCCCCGACTGTTTAACTCACGGACAACATCAACATCTGACATCTCGTCGAGTGCTGCACGCTCAAAGTCTTGTCGTCGTTCTAGTTGTGCAGCCTTGCCTTGCTTAATCTTTTCTCTGGCACCTGCATCATAACGACTTGGGTTGTAACCTGGAGCATCGCCCCAGTCATTGTGAGCAGCCGGTCGACCTGCTACTCTTTTTGTTCTTGTCGTTAAGATCCGCTGGGCAATGTCATCTTTTTTCTTGATGCCTTTAAGCGGAATGTTTTCCTTTTTAGCGATAGCTTTAAGGTCTTTGACTGTAACCTTTGGGTCAAACAGTCCCTGCTCAATACCAGGATGTACGTCATAGCCCTTCACGTCCATCTCAGTGAGCTTCTCTACTAGCTCCCTACGCACAGCCGTCTCTGTCCTTTTGCGCTCGATAGGAGCCGCCCTAGCGGCTCTTCTCGAGCGTGCAGCGCTGTCCTTAACTCGTGATCCATCTTGATCTAGGAGATCGCTGTCACCTCGACGCCAGTTTATTTTAGCTTTTTCACCAGGAGCTACTTCAAGTGTCCAGGTTCGAGGAGTTACTCGATCCATACCCGGAGCTACATCCGACTGAGCCTTGGGGCTTTGCTCTTTTGGCCTTGGCGAAATAGTAAGAACGCCATCGTTTGCCCTAACCTCTGGGACAATAGACAGGCTTTCATCGTACTTCAGTCCTCTTTTGTTTGCTTCTGCCACAAGAGTTTCCATGGGCATTTCCATGTACTTTGTGCGGGCAGCGTTTCGCTCAGCTTCATTCAGCCGTGGCTTTCTTAGTGTGTCAGGACTTCCTTCATACGTTTCCATTTCGTGTTGGATTTCTCCCTCACGTCCTGGTTTCTTCATTGTATGAACCCTGGTCTGATCAGGCTTGTCACTAATTGAGTCAATGCCTGTGCCCTTGGCTTTGTACTGAGGGCTTCGCGTTTCAGCGGTTAGGGGCGTCTCTAAGCCAAAGGCTCTTCGCCCTGTAAGCTGGTCCCATAACGGACTGCCAATAATAACCTGTCCAGTATCAGAAATAATACTAGGAATGTTTTGATTAACCCTTTCCATGATTTCACGGAAAGCTTTTACCCCTACTTCTTTTTGAGCAATTCGCATTGTGCGAGCAACTTTTTCCATGTTTGCTAGATCAATAGCAGGAGCCATGCTTTCGGCCGCTGACTCTAAAACATTTACAAAATAAGCTAAGCCATTTGCTGTGTACTCAATACCAACACCAGCCGCACTAGTAACAGGCGGCCTATAAGCAGCGGTCTCACCGTCTCTTTGGACTGGCATATCTAAATCAGAAAACGCACCATCGTCTCGACTTAAAACCTCACCTTCTTTTGCTAAGCTTTCTACGGCGGTATCAAAAGAGTCCTGGTATTTTACGTTCTTTGCAGTGTTCTCTGGATTAAGACGGTCTAATACTAACTGCTCAGCTTTTCGCAGCAGCGTAATCATTGCCTGATCTCGTGCTCGCTCAGCATCTATTGCGGGACGAGATAAGCGCTCGCCTCTTTCTAGCCTGCCAGTAGCTTCTAGTGATAAAGTACCAGGATCGCTTTCAAGTTCTTTGTGAATATCATTTGCAGCTTCACGAACAGCTTCAGAAAACCTTTGTCGGTTATCCATTTTAACTTGATCAGGAGTTGCGCCTTGGAGAGTTCCTGATTCAGTCTTTAATGTTTCAACACCAAGGTCTGGCATTGCACGAGGAGAAGGCTCGTAAGGGTCTACGTTTTGAGGGTACTGGTGAACCTCTTTAGTTGCTCCGCCTTCCCATTGTTTCGTTTCATTGTTCCAGCGTTGTGGCTCTTTAACAATTCGATAGCCCTTACGAGGAACATGTTCGCCAGACCTTTGCTGTGGAGTATCTTCTGGTGTTGTCCGGTAAAAAGGGTGCTCTTTATCTACGCTAAAAAGAACTCCATCGACCACTGTTTCGCCAATGGCTTGTTCAGCAGCGTAAGGAATATCGCCTTTCTTTTCTCTTAGGCTGTAAGGAACAACCTCCTGCATACTATCAGGATCAGGAACAAAATCAGGGTCAGCCTGCCTGCCCATTTCAAGCTCAGCTTGACGCACGCCTTCCTTGGCTTGCTGCATTCCTTCTGCAACGCCTCGTCGGGCTCGCTGGCTTTCTAGCCCTAAAGCATGAGACTCTGCCTGGCCTTGGCTACGACGAGTCGTTGCTTTGTATATTTCGTTATTTAAAAGTCTAAGCCTTGGGCTTTTTTTAACTGCGGCTCCAAAGAAATAACGTGCTGCCATTGGCACACCAATGCCAATGGCTGCACCCATAGCCCCGTGCGTAGGAATACCAGTCCAAAAGAGATGAGCAAAATCTTTAACAGCCTTACGGCCAATATCACGAACACGCCGAGGCTCGAGTGCGCCTGGAACTCTTTTGATTCCCGGAACAGAAACAGTAGCCTGAGGATTGGCAACGTCATCCCCCTTAAGGGCGAAGTCTCTACCTACTCGACCCGCTTCGCGTATAACGCTTTTAGGTACTCCGGGGATTGTGCCTGGATCAAAATCCCCTACAGCTTTAATGCCAGCAGCAATTGGCTCAGCCGCATCTTTAACAAGTCGACCGGTAGCTTTACCAAGCGCAGCGGCAATAGAGATGGGAGCCCAGTCGCCAGCTTTAGCGCCTAAGTCTAGGGTTGTTTCTAAAGCTTTTTTTGTTCGAGGGTTTTTTGCTAGGTGCTCACTTAAACTTACCTTTTGAACTTTTGAAAGTGTCCCTTTGGCAACAGCGCCTGCTAACCGGAACATGGCAGGGGCAAAAAGAGCACCAAGAATAACAGGCTTGCGAACTACTTTAAGATAGTAATCAGGATCTTTAGTAAAGCCCGCAGTAAGAGCGCCAGCTAAGCCGCCGCTCATTGATCCGCCCATTTGAAATGCTGCATCGCCACGGCTTTGACCTGGCTGCCTTGGCGGCTCACCCACCAAGCCGAGAGCAAAATGAATTCCGCCCTCACCCATTACCCAAAGATCATCCCACCAATCTTTGTAAAGTTTCTGATCTGCTTGTCTAAGTTTTTGCCAGTGATCAATGTACCCTTTATAGTCACGGAGAAACGGAACTTCGTTTCCGTCTGAATCTGTAAGCGGGTAGTTTTGATTCTGTTTTGCTAAATTTAACTGATTAAAATTAGAACGATAACTAGCATAGCCTTCGTCTATTTGTTTAGCCACCTCAATCTTTTCCCAGTCTGGCACTCCAGGTTGGGTATCGTATTCTCCAGCAGCTATTCTTTGATCAAGGTTTCTTCCTGTCTCAGCAGACCTTCCGTATTTCCTGTCCATTGCACGCCAGTAATCAGGCGCTGCTTTAAAAAAAGGATGCTGCTCTAATTGCCAGGTAGGACCATAGTCGCCCATGTTTTTAGGTATACCAAAATCACTATATTCTTTTGGTTGAGTAGGGCTGGCGCTTTTAAAGTGTGCAGCCTCATCAGCAATAAGCTGATTCAAAGCGGCTCCCCCCCTTAAGGGGGGAGCCTCTGAGTAGCCAGGGCCAGGAAGCTCTGGACCCGCAGGCGTGTAGGTAAAGTTATCACCTAAGCTTCTAATGTAATTTAAAAACCTTTCGGTTTCTGGGTTGTTGTTTTTAATATCAAGCAACCGATTAATCTCTAGTTGCTCGGAGGCTTTGCGCTGTGCAGCTTCTAGTGGAACATCTAATGCTCCAGCAATCATACTTGGAACAGTTACAAACGGACCTGCTCTGTCCAGGATTCCGTGATCAACCCCGCCAGGTCCAAGCTGTTTTCTAAGCTGTTCTTTTCTGGCTTCTTGTTCTTTAGGATCGCTTGACCAGTCTACATCAGCCATTATCTAGCCTTCCTGTTCTGCTTTATTTGCAGCTGCCTGCTCTCTAGCTGACTTGCGCTGTACTGGCTTTCTTCTGGGGCCTGTAGGCCTAGGCTTAGAAAGAGGAACCAAAGGGGCTACAGGAGCCGCTGGCTGGTCCCAGGCACTACGCATACCCATAACAAAGTTTGAATACATAACACCTTCTTTAGGCATCTTCTGTCTTCCCGCAAGCCACTTGTTAACTCGGCCTCTGCCATAGTTATAAGCGAGCAGAGCAATAGCCTCTGCATGATCTGCGTTAGGGTTTGGCCCCCTTGTTGAATAGTAGTCAATTAATCGCTTCATGTATTTAGCAGAAGCCATAGCTGACTTATCAACATTATAATAATCAGCGTTACTCTTTAACCCAATACCTGGACCACCAGGCCCTTTTGGTTCTGGAATAATTTGGAACGGACCTTTAGCATTTTTCTTGCTGTCTTTTTTAACTGAGCCAAAAGCTGATTCAACAAAAGCAATTCCAAGCACAATGTTTGGATCAATCCCATATTTTTTACCGGCTTTAGTTGCTGCATTTTTAAATTGGTTGCTTGGCATACGAACCTTACCGTTTACGATTCGTTTGCTTTTCTTCATTTTGTGCCACTTTTCAAAGTCCTTAGTAATTTTTAAGGGATCTTCGCCTGCGTGGTAATTGAACCCAGCCCTTGTCATGTGCGGTGGAAGCTCAATTAAGAAATCATCAACGCCTCCTTCCAGCATTGCTTTTTCTTTTTCAACGGTCTCCGGGCTTAAGTTATTGGGATTAGATGTCATAGGCTCATTAGAGCCAGACATAGGAACAGGCTTAGGAACGCGCTGTTGATAGATAGGAGGCTGTTGCGGAAGCTCTACCAAAGGAACTTGTTGCGGAGACATTACTGGAGGCATTGATTGCTGACCAGGAACAGAGGGGCTAGGCGGTTGCGAAGATCCGCCAGGCGGCAACATCGGACCGGCTGGCTGATCGTCAGGAATGCCTGCATCTTTTGCAACTGCTAACGGATCATAACCATCGGTAGCTCTATCAATAGCTGGGTCCCTCATTTGCTCAGGCGTCATTGTTGACGGAGCGCTAGGTTGTGATGGTAACGCCGGTGTAGCAGGAGGTGCGGGCGGAGGAGCGGCTACTGCCGGCTGAGCAGGCACAGGTGCCGGAACTGCCGCAGGAGATTGTGCAGGAGCCGCTCCCGTTGCCGGTTGAGCAGCCGGCGCGCCCGCTATGATCGGTGCTCTTACTCGTCCGCGAGGGCTTTTCCAGCCCTCGTCGGTCCATCGCTGAGCGGTAGCTAAAGAGTTTTCAGCAATATTACTATCGTCCGCTGTAGCTAAAATTTCCTGAGCAACAGCAAGTTCTCTTTGAGCTTTAGGGTTGTCCTGATACATGTTCGGATAAAACCTGTAAGAATCTATAGTGCGCAAAGCCCAGTTAATATCATTAAACCGCTCTCTAAAGCCTGGTCCCCATGTACTTTCTTGTTGAGCAAGTCCAATAGCCGCATCTCTAAAATTCCTAGCCTTCTGGAGCAGGTTGCTTCTTGTTGCAAGATTACCTTTAGGGTCAGCAATTAGGGCTTCTTCTTCGTCGCTAAGTCTGCGCCTATACGTTGTTCTGTCTGGCTCCATGACCCAAAAACTAGGGTCCGGTCGATTGCCAGAGGTTGGGCCGTAAAAACCTTTAGGTCCAAAGGGATCGGGACCTAAGCCAGAAAGGGTTGAGGCAGCAGAAAACTGGCTCCACTTACCGCTTCGCCCCCACTTCTCCTGAAGCTTAGTAACGCCTGTTTGATTTATTACAGCGGGCCTTCGTGACGAGCCCTTGCCTTTAATTCCTCGAGCTTGTTGTGTCATGGGCGGCAAGACGCGTTTGAATTGCTTGGTAAGCGTCTCCTGGTCTACGCCTGTAAATCTATTTAATAACCCACCAGTGCCAGGCCGGTTATAAGCCTGGTTCATTTTTTCTATAGCTGCTCTACGTTTTGCATAATCGCTAGCGCCCGCTGCCTGCTTTAGGCCCTGCTCATAACTGTTAGCTTGAAGTTGTTTTTTAACAAACTCTTCTTCAGATTGAGATGGCTCAGCAAACGGCTGCCCCTTGTTAAGCTGAGAAAGACGCTTGTCAGCTAGCTGCTGATTGTAATCTAAACTTGCTTTTGATTTAGCTGCCTGTTCCCGGCTGTAAGATTGAACAGCATCAGTAACTGTACCACCAATTTTATCAAGCAAGCCTACCGCAGTGGCTACCCCTTCAGGGGAAGCCCACTGCTCCTGAACCCTTTGAGTCATTGTTGGCTTAAAAGGGTCAGCTTCAAAGTTTGCCTTGAAGACTGAGGGGGGTAAGATTCTAGCCATTGTTTAATCCCACCAAGAGCCGAGAATGCCTTTGTTCTGGCTCTTATAAGTGCCATCAGCATTAAGATATTGAGCCGCCATTGCATTAGCTGCTTTTGGATTCTTAACTCTTATCCTTGCAATGATTGCTGTAATTTCTCTAGCTGCCTGTTCTTCATTGTCGTTAAAGAAACCCTGTGCGCCACTAATTGCTTTGTTTGCCTCGGTCTGGCCTTCGGCTAAAGCTTCTGAGTAGTCTGATTCTTCAGTGCCTTGAGCAGCGGCATACTCTTCTGCTTCAACTTCCTTGCCGGTTGTTAAGGCAATTGCTTCATCAACCATGCGCTGATCTTCTTTGCCCTGTAAAATCCCCTGTTGCTCTGCTGCCATTCCAACGTCGGCTGCTGCGGCAATAGCCCCACCACCCCTGGACTGATTGCGCTGTCCAGCAGCAGAGGATCTTGCAGCCCCAAACCTAATGCTTCTTTGGTTGTCTTTGGCCTGCCCCTTAAGGCGCTCGACTCGATCCTTAGAGTCTGTAACGCCTTGTTGTTTTGCAGCAACGGCTCGAGATCGTCGGTCAGTTCTTTGTTGGTACTGGGTTTCAGCGGTAGTTGGCATGGTTTACCTCAATGTTTTTTTGCAAATAATATAGATCCAGCTTCCGCCAAATCCAGTAATAGTAACCGGTGCTCCATAGGAAGCAGGGTCGGTAACACCATCGCTGATTTTCCAGCGAATATCTAGATACTGCTCACCGCCTTGCATTAGGGTGCCACCATTTAAAGCTGTTCGCGATGAGTTTCCTGTTGCAGCGTAAATCGGTTTTCCCTGAGGCTTATAGCCGGTCCCGCCTGCCCCAGTTAAAGGGCACTGAAGAAGATCCCACGAATAACCAGAGGTTGCACCGCCAAAATGAAACCGATCACCCCGATCAATTAAATAGTTTCCAATTGTCGCAGGTGTCCAGCTTGCATTCGCAACTTGTTCGACGTGAAAATGATCAGACATGTATCCGCTAATTAGCCCTACTCCAACATTGTGAGTTAGATTCGGGCTAGCAGCAACGCTGGGTCTTGTTGATAAGGTTCCGTTTCCTGCTGTGTAATTTGAAGCGATAATCACATGGTGGATTGCAATAGGATATTGCAATGCCACCAGCGCTCTATCCATTGTTTGGAAGTTTCCTGCTCCAGCAGATGACCAAGGCAGAAAATGCGGATTCATTTGATTGCCAATAACATGGCCTGGTGATGGATAGGTACCACCGTGAGTCTGAGGCTGACCACCAAACATTGGCACAGCAATAACCTCATAAGCCATATCACTAGATAAGCCTTCTTTAATCCTGGTTTGAGCCCGACGATTAAAACCGCCCCTTAGTTTTCGCCCAACAAAATCATCAATTAATTTAAGGTTGGTATTAACCCCAACATTTGTTCCGGCTTTAATCGTTGTGTCGCCAGCAGGAACGGTTGGAGACTGAGGAGTAAAGTTTCTCGATGTTGCTGGAGCGTTCTGGGAGTTAGCAGATTCATCTCTAGTTGTAAGTTTTGTCTTAAACTTAAGGCTAACATTTAAAGATACTCGGCAAGTATCTTCAGGAACAGTTATTTTAACTAAGTATGATTTGGTGTGGTCAAACAGAACAGACAAGCCAGCTTGAACATGAGGGTTCATTCTATTGTAAGGATTAATTAATCCAATGTCAGGCAGGGAAATTGTAAAGACACTGTTACCGAATGAGTCAAAATTTGTGCTGTCAATTTTATGGCTAAGTATATCTACAGTTAAAGACGCACCTTTATTGTAATCGACAGTTCCCTGAGCAGGCTCTGCCGCATCAGTTTGAATTCCATTAACAGATCCATTTTCAGTTTTTGTGTCTTGTCCGATTGAGACTTCTGTTAGCTCATAGTTTTCAATATCGTTTACTGTCCCTGTAAATTTATCCTGCAAAGCTGGCAGAATAAACGGAGCAGAAATTAAACTAATATGATTAGGCGCTCCGGTGTTTGCTTTTGTAATCAAAGGAAAAGAAAGGTTAATCCTAAACGTTCCGTTTGATTTTTCATAGTTATCAACAGGCAAACCAGAAGCAGTTAGCGCCGTTAGTGCTGAAGCAATCGGATCAAAAACGTGCTCGACTAAAAGCTTAATCCCTCGAGTTAATCGTTTGAAACTAGTCACGTTCTAATCGCTCTAAAAGAGTAAGGCTCATTGTTGGGATCATAGTTTGCCAGGGCTTTGTACCAAAGGGAGCCTTGTTATCATCAGGCAGAATCAAAGAAAACCGAAGCTGAGAGTATGGTGGCACTGGAATCCTAAGGTTTTCTTCCCGAACCCTAAGAGAAGTAGTCAGACCATTACCCATTGTAGATAAAAGATTAGGCTGAATGTCAGCAGAAAAAGCAGGCGGACTAATTGCTGTAGCTAATGACTGAGCACTTAACGCTGTAAAATCGTATTTATGCCAAAGAACATTATTAGATGTTTGGATGTTTGGAATAAACGGATTGTCTAAAGTTAAAGTCAAATGAATATTATCAATTGAAGAATTAGGCGCTCGCCCATCAGGAGGGGATGAGTCGTACTCATACCCATTAACAAAAAAATTAGCGTAAGAAGCAAGCAACGCATCTATACCATCAATAACAACAGGCGACGCACCAATGGCTAAAGTTGTTGTCCAAGCAACTTGGTTTGCTCCGTAACCAGGATTGTTTCCGGTAATTGGAGACTGGTAATCTAAACGATTGCCTTTAAACCTAGCCCGATTAATTGTTGGAATACCGCCCGCTGTGCTTGGGTTGTAAACAGGCATGTAAGGTAAAGCGACATAGTTGCCAGCAATTGCTGACTCAGTAGCTAGTCTGGTATCTGCATTATCAGTCCAAGGAAGGTACTTCATAACAACTTGTGTTTGAGTCCACCGTTGCTCGAAAAACCCATCAGGAACTTCGTTGATAAATTTTTCTAAGTCCTGGAGCGCAGACTCTATTCTGTCTCCATCAATAGTTGTTCCGTCAGAAAACTGCTGATCTGTAATGTGCCGAATAGATGACATCAGACTTCTCCACCAATTCTTGTCACAGTTAACCCGTGCGAATGAGTAGTCATATTGCTTCCGCCTATAATGTACACACCTGGAATAGGGCCAAGAGCGGGAGCAGCTGCTGCGTTAGCATTTTGGACTACAGTGCCTACCCCGTTCATAGCCCCTGTTATATGACTAGACCTAAAGATGCAGCCCGAAAACGTGGCGCTACTTCCTGACTCAACCAAAACAAAACACTTAGTAGTAGTGGGAGCAGGAACCTCAATAGGAGCATTATACTTCCTTTGAAAGATGCAGTTATTAAAAGTAACTCGAGCATTGTTACTGATCTTAATTAAATGACTAACGTTTGACGGATCGTTTCTTTGAGTAAAAAAAAGCCCATTCAAACAGCTATGCGATTTTATATTTACAATGCGCGTTACTGTTGCCCCTGGAGCACCCCAAAGGGTGCTCAGGGGCTTAGTAAGGGAGAAGCCCTCATGAGTACCGCTGCCCATAAAGTAATCGTTGTGGGACTCCGCTCGCTCCTGAAGAGCTTCACCATTGTTTACTCTAATAACATCACCAGCAAACCCAGCCTTAATGCTGTTGTTCATTGATTCCTGGCCAATAACACCTAAGCCAGTAATGTCATTAAAGCTAAAGCCACTCATCGGCCGGTGCGCCTTCTGCCGCCGCCGGCCCTAAAGACACCCCGAAGATTTAACAGGGTAAGCGACTCTGCTTTATTTTGAATAAAACCAAAGACCATATAGCTAATCCGCTCGCCTTTAACACTGTCGGAAGTAGCAATAGTATCAACCTGCTGATCATCAATAAGATAATTTCCATCTGCACTGTTCCCCTGGCTGCCCCATTTAATTTCTATGTTTGAAAAAACACGAGTAGACATAGCCAATGCAGCGTTTCTAAACCGAGAACGAATAGTTCCCTTGTTTTCAATCTTAGAAATGTCGCCATCAAAATCTACAATCTGAGAAGTGTAGTCTTTTCTGTCTGAGCCCAGGATAACATTATACAATCCCCAAACCCAAAGAGGAACAAGCTTGGTCGTTCCTCGGCCTCGAGAGCTAAGGCGAGCATAGATACCCCTAGCTCTTAACTGTATTCCTGATTCGCTTACTTCATTAGACTTAAAAGCCCAGTCAACAGGCTGTGCTTTAGCGTCATTATTGTGGCTATCTGATGGGCCAATAAACTGCTTTGTCCACACCATTAAACCAGAGGGGTTAATTGCCGCAGTCCCGTTAAGCAGTCTTACCTCAACCGGCTCAAAGCCAAAGCCCGCAACACTGCTAACTGTTTTCTTTTTAATCGTAATATTAATTAGTGGGTTTTTAAATTTTTCAGCTAGATTTATATAAGGCTGCATGTTCCAGCTTGCGGCAGGCGCTGCATTCCCATCAAACTTGATATGCAAGTAGTCCCCGGTTGGTGTTGGGTTTTTTGCTACATCTGTAATTTTACAGATAGTAAGCCCGGCTACTGATCGCGCTCTTTCAGCCGGCATAAAAAACCCAACGTCTGATGTAACAGCATTAGGCTCAAAGTCCCATTCTGTTTTATCAAACTTAAGCAGCAACTCCCACTCATAGAGTGGAGCCTTAGGCGAAGAGACCGGTGCAACTAAATAGAAAGGAATAGTATAATAAGGATCTTCTAATGAAATATCCTCATAAGGCTCATCAATAAAGAAACACCCATTATCATAAGCAGCGTCAGGCATAACCGATGGGACGTATTTTCCGCACCCTAAGCGGTAGTCTTCATTATCAGTAGATCGGTCAATTGCTCCACCTAGACCAAGGCGACAGGCAACATAGTTATAAGCGTTGCTTGGCGCACTGTTTGCCGCAGTAATTGCTCCAGATGGAATTGTATTGGGAGATGTACCAACAACCTGGTGCGTGTTATCTGCAATTGAATTGTTAACCGTTCCGCAAACAGCAAAGATATCTTCAGTTGTTGCGAGCACATAAGGATCAACTAAGTTTCTAGAAGCGCTAACAATTGGAATTCCAATAGCGCTAGTATTAGCAACGCTCTCCATAGGCCACCAAGACCAAAGCCCAGTAAAACACCAGCAGCCATTTATACTAGGAACACCCATAATAAGGGCTTTTTTATCATGGTTATAAGCTAAGGTAACTCGATCGTCATCAAACGAAATCAGAGTTCTTGGTGGATCAACGGTATCAATATCTACCCAGCCTGAATTGGATTCATAATAGCTGGTCATTGGGTTGGTCATTTGACCATGCCCACCCCAGAAACCACGAATAGGATCTGAGATTTCTTTTAAGCTAGCCCCGTCAGGCGAAACATAAACACCAGTATGAGATACCCAAACAAGATCATCTTCAAGCATTGTGATTGCTTGCTGCCCAATGCAGCCAACGCTTTCGCTTACCTTGATGGGTGGCCGACCCTGGGAAATAACATTGCCCTCACTCGGAACGTAAAGAAACATTTCGTTTCGAGTAAAGATAATTAGGTTTCCACGGAACTCATACAAAGCAGTAACAGCTTGGTTTGAGGGGATCTCAATAAAGTTCTGAGCGATAACAGTGTTCGGAGAATTAACATCCGAAAACCAAACCTCATAATCTGTTGCGTATGCAATGCGACCACGAAAAGAAACAGCAGCTACAATCTTTGAGATCTGGCTATCTTTTGCGTAAACAAAGCCCTCTTCATAAACACCAGGAACAAAATGAATTTTACTAATTAAACTAGTTTCAGAGTGCCCTGTCGCAAAATCAAACAAAGAACTCCGCTGAAGCTGCATGTATCTTTGCGCCCCAAAGTCAGCAGGGTTGTAATAAAACAAACCTGTTTCAGTTGAGCCAAAATAAATGAAGTCTCGAGAAGCAGAAAAAAACCATTTTGATTTTTTGTCTGCCTTAATGAAGCTGCTATTGTCTCGATCAAATGAGGTCTCATAACAGCCATACCACTCAGACGGGTAGTTGTTGTTAAAGTTTGGTTCTAAAATAATTGAATCATCAGGAGCACGCATTGATGTGGTGTTGTGAAGAACCTCTTCCCACACACGATCGGTCGTAATGTCATAAATCCTAACACCGTAATACCGATCTCTGTTTTGGATTCTGTTATCTGCACCTACATCGTTTGGGCTTGCCTCGAGAAGAAAGACCGAAAGAACCTGCTCGTTACCAAAGTTTGTTTTAACAAAGCAGCTTCCAAGGTGCTTTGTGTAGCCATAAGCAACAGGCAAAAAATCAGACGCAACAGAATCTTTATAGATAATATTGTTGCCAAGAGTAGTGTCTAGCTCAGCGAGTACACCCCATCCTGGTCTTACAGAAATAGCCTCATCAGCACGCCAAAGGTTCTGAGCCCAAACACCACGGACAACACCGTCTTGTTCTACGCCCTTAGTGAGAAGCTCGCGCTCATTACCTGCTGTAGCCATTTAAAAATTCCCGTTGTCAAAGTCGCTAACGTATTGCGAACCCTCTCGACTTCTACCTGATTCAAGAAAACCTTTTAAGTCAGCAAGGCGACGCTTTGATTCTTGGATAATTTGAGCGCTGTCAGCGCCATCTCTAATAGCATATTTGCCATACGCATATAGAGGTATCATATCATGAAACCCATCAAGGTCATCAATATATGCTTGGTGAGCATTAAAATCGACATTGTGAAATGGGATATACTCTAAACGATAAGCTGCATTTTCAGACGCATAAGTAATAATTTTCTTATTAACAAATGTGTAAGACCAGGTTCCAAGCGTTCTTTCTGACGGCATAGCATCTAAGTAGCGAATAACCTGGTTGTCGCCAGTTGTATTAATCCTTGCTAGCCGAAGTATCCTTTCAAGCTTTGTTCCCATAACTGCGGTTTCACCAAGGAGAACCGGAGTTGTAGTTGTAAGGTCAGCAATCCCACTAGTGGGCATCGTAAACAGGTGCTCAACAGAATAAATAAAAGGATCAATAGCGCAGACCTGACGACGAAACTCGTGATAGGCTTGGCTTAAATACAGATTGACTTGGTTGTTTGTTAAAAACGTATTGTCGTCTTCGTCCGCATAAGAGCGAAACATATCTTTTACTTCGGTAGTGTTCATCCGCCACCTCCCATCTGGGTACGGCCTATGCCTTGTTCAGGGTTTACCTCATCGACTAAAGCCCGCCTGCGCTGAAGCTGGCCGGCTTGTTGCCCGACTTGAGCAGCGGCTAATGGGCTGCCCATTGTAGCCATTGCTTCAACAGCGCCTTTGCCTTTGTTTTCAACTCGAGGGAAAACCGTGCGCTCTAGCTCCATTCGCTGGAAGTCTTCGCCTTCTTTTCCGAAGGTGCTGACAGAAACAAGTACATCTCGAATGTACTCTTGTCGCTCGGGATCAAGATCATAGTATTTCTGAGTACGCATAAAGTCTTTAAAGACATCCTTAAACGCTGTCAGATCATCGCTAGGCATGATCTCAATGGCGTGGCCCTCAAGGATTGCCTTAAGCATATCGTGAGCGTGACTAAATCCAATCATGCGTTTCGTTACACGAGAGTTACCCGTGCGGTAATCAAGCGCCTCAAGTGCCTGGTCTTTTTCAAGCAACCCAAGCTTAACCATTTCAAGAATGCGCTGATCCCGATCAGGCTTCTCGTCTCGGAAGAGAGTTCCTGCTTCTAAATAGATCTCTGGGTTGCGACAAAGATCTGTGTTTTGCAGCGTCTTGTGAACAACCCGGCCTGCCTCATCCATCATCCTCATCATGCGAGGCTCGTTGTAATAAACCCGGGCCATTTCAAGAACGCAGATAGAAAGATTTGTTACGGCTCTTTCCATGTTTTGTTGCGTTACCTGCAACTGCTGAGAATCTCGACTAGTGAGAGATTCGATAGCTGCGCCGGATTCGATACCAATAGCTCGCTTACCGAGGCTAGTGCTGTGCACACCGGCAACATCGAGCATCTCAGCCGAGAGCTGTCGAATGTTATCAAGAACATAACCAGGTAAAGGAGAAGCAGAAATCTGTTGAGGGGGTGGGCCGGAAGTAGCATTGTACACCACTTTTTCACCTGGCCTAGAATCGGAAAGTGCATCTTTACCAACGCCTGAAGACTTAGGAACAAGCCATTTAGGATTACCCATCAACTCAGCGTTGTGAATAACTTGAGATCTTCCTTTGTTGTACATGACCTGTAGTTCAATAAGGGGCTCAATAAGACCGATCCCCCAAAGACGACCTGGTACATTAGTGTAGCGAACATAGGTAATGGGGCTTTTTTCAGTAGGCCAATCACTTTTATAGAGCCATTTTTTACCAAGAAGAATCCCCATCTTTCCGTTAGCCATATACACTTCGTATATTTCTAAACGGTTTTTAAGTTCAGCGCCCTCGGTACCCGCTGCTCTTTGGTATAGAGTTTGATACATGTGATCAGGAGAAGCAGAGCTTTGAGAAATTAGTTCTGCGTGTTCTGGGTAAGACTTCTTTAAGTCTTCTCGGGTAACAATGTGTCGCAATGCAACCCATCGCGACTCGGATACCTGAGTCGTTCCTGCTTCAAAGAAAATGTCATAAGGACTAACGGCCTTTGTTACGATCCTGTCTTTTTCTGGATCAAAGTAAGTATGAAAAGCGCCGTTACCAGTAACGAGAAGCCATTGAAGAAGGTCTGAAATCACGTCTTTCATATCATTGGTATGCCAATAATACTTAAGAAAAGTTTCTGCTGCTTCTGACTTTTGAATATCATCTGTCGATGGGCTTGCTGGCATTACAGTAATGCTAGGGTAAGCAACGGACAAACGAGATTGAATATTGCGAAAGATATTAAGGATCATATTAATCGTTACTCGATTGCGAGAACGATCCTGGGGAATCCCAATATAGTTTTTTAAGTTTTTGTCCCAGCGGATGTGCTGTTTCCCCTGGAGGAAAAGGCTACACATATCCCAGATTCTAGAAATCTTTTGTCTGTGTCGACGGCTGTCTTCTATCTCACTGCTAAGTAAGCCGCCTTTAGGAAGTTTAGCGCCGTCTTCTTCTTTAAGCTCAATGCTTACGATTTCCATTTACCCGCCTATTAAATCACCACCGCCACCATATGCACCATACGCAGCAGCAGCTAAAGATCGAGCCCTTGGCCCAAACTTGTTTTTCTTAAGTGTGCTAGCAGCGTTCACAATGTTTGAAGCTGCTCCAGCTACGTCGGGCTTTTCACCCCTTTTAGCTCTTTTATAGCCAGAAGTTGCACCGCCAATACCACCAATAATGCCGCCAATAGTGGCCCCAATAGGCACAGTAATCGGAGCGAGTGGGCCACCGATCGTACCAATAGCAGCACCGGTTCCAGCGCCAGCAGCAGCGCCACCAACTAAGCCAACACCCGTTCCTGTTCCTACAGCTTCTGTTGACGGGCCTTCGTACCTTGCGCTCCCAGGTGGAACGCGAGGTGCAAACTTAGAAGCGCCAAACTCATTAAAACTCATAATACCCCCAAGGGGGGTGCCCACCCCCCTAAGGGGGTGGGGCACCAGAAAGCACTAAGCCGGGAAGTCAATCCCGCAAAGAATAGCGTTTCGATTCGGCTCTTTGCAGACCAAGTTGTAGTACCAACGCACGAAGCCTTCGTAGGCATCCTGGTTGCTAAGACGACTCAGAACATTGCCATCGAGATCGGCCATGCCGAAGCTCTGAAGCTCTGCAATAGTCCAGGTCTTAGTCTTCAAGAAGACCATGAGACCCTTGCCGCAATGGCGACTCATCTTCACTGGAATACCATTAAAGGCATAGCCACTGAATCCGGGATCACCCGTGCCGGTATCGCCGGTAGCTGCCTTTTTAATCGAGCCAGGCTGATTAAAGACAAGCAGGTCAGCATACTTCTGACGCATGCCAGGATGCACATAGATGCAATCCGGATCATCGCCGCCAAGCACCATAATCTCGTCCAGGATACTTTGCATCCGACCGAAGCTAAGAGTTTGGTTGGTATGAGCAACACCGTTAGCAGCTACCGAAATAGCCTGGACGGTCGAACGCAACGAAGCATTAGCAACAAGGTTGCGGTTCACGGTAAAGTGAGACTGCAAACCCAGGTTGCCATAAACGCCGTTGTTTTCGCTGTCTACGCGCTGCTTGACCAATCCATCCGTAAGACCCGGAGTAAGGATGTCATACGGAAGGAACGTGCCACCAGCATTTGCTTCTTCGCCCCAACCCACAACACGGATCATTGA